GAGCCTATTTCATGTAGAATTTCAAATAAATAAGTTTTACCAATGCCTACAGGCCCATGAATTAACAGGCCTTTGTTAAATGATGGATCTGATTTAATTAATTTTGATTCTAAAAATTCAGGATCTTTTAAGAAGTATTTAAAAATTAATTCTACTATTTCTGCATTTTCACCATCTATTTTATAAATGGGTTTACCTGTAGAAGATGCTACGGCTGCACTATGATATTTAAAACGGCCATCAAATGTAGATCTATCTAAAATAAATTTAGGCCTATCTTCTACCTGGCCCTGGCTTTTAACTTTTGGCAGTATTTGGCCTATTGATTTAGCTGAATCATCTTTATCAAATTTAGCTGCCTTTGCAGCTGCTGAATCTTCTTTAATTTGTTCTGTTTGTTTAGTCATATTTAGATAATTTTTCTGCTGTTTTCGTGTCTTTAACCTCAACTTTAGCCGTAGAATTATTAGCCTGTGCTAAAAGCTGTGTAATGTTTTTTCTTAATGATGCTGTAGATAAAATATTAGCCTTCCAAAATGTAGAATTAGGCCCTTTTAGATATTTATACGCTTCTAATAGCATTTCACGTGTAACTTTATCCTGTTCAATCATTAAACGTATTGGATCTACCCAGGTAATAAATTTAGCCGCGGTTTGCTTTTTTTTAGGTGCGCGCCTGGCATCTAAATTTTTTATTATAAGTTCATTAAATTCTTTTGCTATTTTAAAATAAAATTGATGTTTAGAAGGCACATCTGAAATTTTAATTTCTGATAACGCACGTTTATTATTAATATAATTATATATAGTATTATTATTGTGTGCAACTTTTGCACCAGGCTGCTGTGCAACTTTTGCACCATTATTAGGCAAATTTTGCACAAGGTGTGCAATTTTTTCACCATCTTTTTCAACTCTTTGCACAGGGTGTGCAAATTTTGCACCAGGTGTAAAATATACCTTCTGCCATTTAGCAGTAGTTTTTAGATGTTTAGTTACTTCATGCCTAATTAAAAAGCCGTTTTTTACTAATTTATTAATAATATTAATGATGGTTCTGCGTGATAAATCAAGTTCATCACTCATAGTAGATTTAGACATATAGCACCATCCAGGCACATCTGAATCAGGTTTAACTGATAAATGATAAATCATATCAGTTAAAGTATATTCATCTATTTTAAGGCCGTGCTTTTTTCTAAATTCGTGCTGTATTGTTGTATATACTAATGCCATAACTACTGATCTAATATTAATTCAGCTGCTAAATGGCGGCCTGTGATGGTTAAATAATATTCTTTTGGTGCTGATAGATCTGATGAAGTTAAATTAGTGTTACATTCTAAAATATGCATCTTAACCAGGTTTTTAACTTCATCATGCAGCATATCTAATGGTTTAGATAAATATGTGCCGCGGCGGTGCGCTAAAATTATTATACCTTCCTGCGGTTCGCTGATCTGCTTTATTAATTCCCTGGCATCATGTATGCCTATTTCAGCTACAGCTGATAGTTCATTACGTTCTAAACTTTGAACCATAGAAACAGCTACAGCTGCTACTTCTATTAATTCTTTACGGTAACGCATAAGGCGCGCCTGCTGTATTTCAGGCGTAACTTTACCGCCTGATTTAGGTTTATATTCAAAATGATGTTCTAATGCTTCTTTAGCAGCTTCACCTATTTCTTCTGTTAGTATAGGAATCCAATGCATAGGCGTATGATTCTGCACGCCGAATTTATTATTTTGGCGTTCACGTTCATTTTTAATTTCGTTTAAAATGTGTTGCATAATTTATGGGTTTAAATGATGAATAAAAGAATAAATATAAAACCTGTTATTAAAAGCCAAATAACGCGCTCTACAGGCCCTATTTTAGAAAACGATATTCTACCATGGTTAATAGTTCGTGTAGGTGGCATTTGTGGCCGCTGTGGTTTTATATTAGGTTTTAAATGGTATTTATCAGATGAAAATGAATCTAAATTAACTGATACTACGCCTTTATTAGATTCTGATGGCATATTATGCCAGGAATAAAACAGCTGCGGATCATCAGCATTAACTAATTCATTTATTTCTTCACATGTAGCAGGATCACCTGTAATAGAATTTACTACTTTAAAGCTAATTCTGTGTTTTTTTGGTGGTGGTGGTGGGTTTTTCATTTTTGGTACGTTTTTCATAATTGTTTTTAGTTTTAACAGCGGCCATGCAGGCGTTTTAACCCTTCCCATAGCAGTTAAAAAGCTGCACGGCTAATAGGTGCTGTTATTGGTTTAATAGTTTTCCTGATGATAGTGATTCAATTAACGCGGCTTTATCCTGGCTAATGAATTTATATAATAATTCAGAAATGTTACGCAGGCCTTCTGCGCCTTTTTTTAATGTTTGTTCTGCTGCTTCTGTGTATGGCACTAAAACGCCTGATGTAGAAAATGTAGAATTAGTAAATACAAAATTACCGTGCCTTTTTTCAAAAGTGTTTAATTCATATTCAGGATCTACTTTACGTGATTCATACCATAGCACCTGCCCTGTAGATATAGATTCTTTTACATAGAATTTAAAACCAAATACAATGCATGAACCTATATTATCATTAAAAGATGTTTTAGCCTGGTGTATAGATGATGAATCAAATAAATAACGGCCTTCTGAATCTTCTTTAAATTTACGATCAGCTTTATATTCAATACCTATATAAACTTCATAAGATTTTGATGATTCTAAATATTTATGATATGCTGCATTTATAACATCTTCTAAATCTGATAATACATCATATTCTAATTTACCGTTTTCAATTCCTAATTTTTCTGCTGTATGGTAATGTAAATGGCATCTAAAAATACCATCTTTTGCTACATTAACATTATAAGATAGTTCTTTACCATCTATATTAAGTTTAATTATTTTTACCCTTGCCATTTTTCAAACGTTTTAATTTTTCTTTTAATTCTTTGTTTTCCTGTTTCAGGATCTGTATTAATTCAGCATCTGATACTTTAACGCCCTGCCATGATCTACAGGTACATCTTTCAGGGCCATATACAGCTGCGCCCATGCAGCCAGGTATAAAAACGCGGCCTGCTATATGATCTGTAATATAATGGCATCCGTTTGGCATTTTATAAAATATTTGCCTGGCCGCATGTAGAACATTTGCCTGAACTCAGAGCATCAGCATTATGTGATAAAGGATCACAGGCCGATGATTCATCTACAGGATCTTCTACAGGTGGTTTTTTATACTTCTGCACAATTTCTGAAAATGATTTTATTTCAGCTGCGCGTGTAATGGTTATAGAAACATCTGTACATTCTGAAAATGATTTTATTTCAGCTTTAATAATTTCATTTAACGCAGTAAATGCGCCTATAGTGTTTTCAGCTGTTACTGTAGCATCTACAGTAGCCATTACTTCACCATCTGATGCTTTTATACTGATTTTAAAATTATGATCCATTTAAAATATCTTTTAGTTTTCCTGATCCCTTATAGCTTTTTAAATCTGATGGCACTATAGGCAGGCCTAATTTTTGTTTAGCTATTACGCCTTCTAATTCAGATATTTTATTTAGTAATTCCTGAATTTTACGCGCCTGGCCTTTAGTAGAAACATCATCACCAAAACCTTCTATAATAGATTCTAATACTGCTTTTTCTTTGCGCAGCTTTTTATTATGTATTAGAACTATTTTTAGGCTTTGCACAGCTGTTAGGTTTTTAACCTCAACTGATGCACCAAACAAAGATATTAACGGTTCGTGCTTCTTTTTTCTATTGCTTCTTTTTGCCATGGTTACAGCTTCTGCGTTATAGAAATGGCTGCTGTATCTCTAAATGATTTTAAGCCGTTTAAAACCTCAACTGCACCAGGATCTGAACCGTAATTAGAATTAACAGCATCTTTTAGATCTTCATACGCATTATCTAATTTAGCTAATTCACCTGCTATAATTGCTTCTATAGCTGATACTGATAAACGATCTAATTCTGCGGCTAATAATGCAGCAGAAATAGTAATACGATCACTATAGTTTTTTCTGCACATTTTGGCCCAGGCTTCTAAATTCCATTTATTAGGGCAGGCTAATATGCGCTGTTTTTCATTATCTATAAGTAATGAACGTGCAGCATCTTTTAGCTGATATTCTGCATTATATTGAAGATCATACTGCGGTGTGCGCTGATGTTTAAAAATCTGTTCTGTGCGTTCCTGGTTAATTAAATCTATTCCTGTTTTAGTTTTCATAATTTTTGGGTTTTTGATGTTTTTATTATTTATACCTGTTACACCGCATTTACCGCAGTAGTAATTACCTATCTGATGATAGTAACTAATAGTACAGTTTTTAGGTGTTTTACAGGTCATTTTTATATAGTTTTAAAGTTACTTTTTTAATTGGTGTGTAGCAGTAGCCGTTATGCCTACAGATGCCGTTTTTACCATTTCGCGGCTCATAATCAGCACAATTATCTACACCGCATGTATCAGAATTTTTTTCACATGCTACGCTATGATGCCTGCACCAAAAAAAAGAAGATCCTACTTCACGTTCTGCTTCAAAAACTTCTATTTCTGTTAGGCCTTCATCAAGCATTTTATCGTTAAAATATTCAAGGGTGTAACAAAAATCTGAATCTTCAAATTCAAAATATTTTTTAGACATAATTTAAATGATTTACAGCACGCGGCCTACGGTTTGAATTTGTGTTATTACTCTATTCTGTGCGGCCTTAATTACATTAAATGGCACATCATAATAACCAGGGCCTTCTATAACATCTAAAAAATGATGCAGCTGCGCCTGCTCAAAACGTGAAATAGGCACATATAATGATTTATCTGTATCTGCTGCCAGGGTATTTAAAAAGGCTTTAAATGTAGCTGCATTTGAAGTAATTACACCTACTTTTAAATGTTCATCTAATATAGGTTCATCATACGATACAGGGCCATATTTTTCAAACTCTATTTTTTGAATTTCGGCCCAATCTTCTAAAGTGTATGGTTTTGATCTGAAAACCCAGGCAAAACCCAGGCCTAATAGTAGTAATGCGGTAATAATAATTAATTCGTTCATGGTAAAATAATTTAATGGTTTATCTGTTTCTGTACTTATTGTTTTTTTGGTGTTTAGGGTGAATATGCTGCTGCCTTAAAAACTCTTTAGCACCAGGATCTTTTAAAGCTGATATTTCATTTAATGATGCAGCAGCTGATGCTTCTAATTCTTTAAACATTTTACGCGTTTTTTCAAAAGTATCATCTATATCAGATAATGATGGTAAATCTAATTTTTTAGCATTTTTAAATAAATATTCTGCTAAATGATCTGAATTTACACCTGCGGCTTTTAAATGATCTGCATACCTGGCTAAATTTTCTTTAACCTCAACTAATGAAGATAATTTAGATCCATCTAATACTATAGTATCTGTTAGTTTTTCGCGCGCCTGCATTAACTTTAATGCAGCTGATGTGCCTGATGGGCCTGCGCCTATTACAACGTATTTTAAATGATGTTTAGCCATAACTGATACCTATTAAAAATAATGTTACTACACCTAATAAAAAGCCGATAATAAAGAAGATAACGCCATAGAAGATGCCGCCGCGCTTTATACCTTCTTTGTAATAGCCGTAATAAACGTTTTTATTTAAAGATTCTGATTTATCTGTTAATAATCTCATAACTAAAATGATTCTGCGCCTATAGCTACAGGCATTAATAAAATTAAATCTGCATTAGGTTCTAAATCATCAGAATCTATAGGTGTAAAAATTATAGCTTTGTTTTTACCTCGAAAATGCGCCTTAACGTTTTTAGTATATGATAGGGTTAACTGCTCTACTTTTTTAATTAAAGCCATATTTAAACCTATTGAATCAATAGGTGAAACAGGGCCTGTAGGTATTACAGCATCTGCATCAGGATATTTACCATCAAAAGGCGTAAATTCTACTATAGTTTTTACAGGGCCTTTACGGCATATAAAACCCTGTTCTGTTACAGTAACAGAATCATAACGGTAAACTTCATTAAATGCAGCTGCATGTAAAAATTTACCATTCATTAATTCTATTTCATCATCTGTGAAGGCGTGCGCCTTTAGGTTTTGCTTTAGTAGTATATGTGCATCTGTAGCATATACAAAACCATCTTTAAAATGTAGGTGCGTCATAGATGGCCTTAAATCATCTGTGCCACAGGCCAGGCTAATCTTTTTTCTAAAATTTTTGGTTTTCATAATCGTAAATATTTATGTTTTAAATTGTTTTAGGTTCAAATTCTATAGCTATAAATGGTTTAGAATTTTCAGGCAGTTTAACGCCTTCAAAATGTTCTACATCTGCTACAGGATAAACGCCATCAGATGTGCCATCTGCATCAGCTGCTGATGCATTTTTTACCAGGTCTAAAATAAATATTTCAGGATCACCTGGTACAGCTTCTAAAAATTTAATCATTTCTGTTTTTTTCATACTTTTTGAATTTGTTTACAATGTAAAAGACTATCAGAAATATTAACCATGCAGCGGTTAAAAAAATCAGCATCTGCATCAGATCTATTAAATATTTAGATCTTCTAACCTGTATTAGATCTTCATTTAAAATTACCATCTGTATAGAAAACAGAAATAGCAATACTGCGGCCTGGTAAATTTGTGTTAGTGTTTCTTTTAGTTTTTTTTCCGCATTAGGCGGCTGTTTTTGTGGTTTCATCCCTCAATGGTTTAAATTAATATTGAATTATTAGCAAAAATTCATAATTATCATAAGTAGGATATGTAGCCACGCAGATCATATTTTAATAGCTTGTAATGATTCATACGTATCTATGGGTATAATATCAGAAAACTGTTTTAACTGCTTCTTTAAACGCTTTAATTTGAGTTCTAAACGTTTTTTAACACAGGCTTTAATTTCATCAGGATCTGTAACAACTTTAAAAAGACTTTCAAACGCGTTACCGTTTGCGCCTATAGTGGCACGTGTGCCTGCTGCCTTTACTATTCCTAAATCCATTAATACTGATATTCTGCTTGTTACAGTTTGATGTGGCAAATTTAGGCGTTTTATTACTTCATCTTTAGATGAATTAGGATATTTTTTTAGATCCTGGTAAACGCGGTGCGCATTTGTATTTAATTTTCCTTTGCGGTTCTGCTCTAAAAATGTTTGTACAGATGCTTCTGTTTTGGTGTAATAATCGTGCATTTGCTTTATGGTTTAGATGGCACTTCTTTAATAATTAAATCTAATGGTGCGCCTGTTAATTCCTGAATTTTTAATACATCAGCTGCTACTTTTGGTGCTTTGTTTTTCCAGGTTATTAATTTCTGTTCAGAAATGCCTGCCTGTTCACCTAAATCTTTTTGGCTCATTTTTGGGCCATCTTCATTAGAATTATTAAAAAATTCTAATGCTGCTGATGAATCTATAATAACTTTAGTTTTCATTTATCTGTGGTTTTAATTAATTACTGTGCTACTACTCTAATAGTAAAATAAATAATAGAATCTACTTCATCAAAATAATTACGTAGATCAGGCATATTAACCGTTAAAACGTTATTATTTAAACTGTAAGAAGGTAATAAACTATTAGTAACAATAGAGTGAAGTTCATGCTGATCTGATACTATACGTAATGTAAATGCATCCCAATCATGTAAAATACCGAAATCTACACCAGGTGCTGCACTAAAATTATTTACAGATACAAATGTATCAAAATCTGCTGATGGCTGCCACGGTGAACCGTTTACACTAATTTCAGATGTGCCTGAATTGTAACCTATAGAAAATTCTATAGTTTCTACTTCTGTAGATGGATCTTCTATATCATCTTTACTACATGAAGTAGAAAATGATACTAATACTGCTAAAAATAATAATTTAAAAGTTTTCATAATATTTGGGTTTTTGGGTTTTTAAAAAACCGCAGGCTATTACACCTGCGGCGCGCTATTAATTAGTAATAGTAACTATCAGAAATCATTTCTGCCTTCATTTCTTCTGTTATGGCAGGTATAACTTCAATAGATCTATAACCATTTCCTTTAGTCATTTTATCACGGCCATCAAAAAAAGTTTTACCTATCCGCACTACTTCACGGTAATATGATCTGTAACCGATCATAAAAGAAACAGATACTTTAGGTAATGCATCAAACCAGGCCTGTAATGCTTCATATTTTTCTTTAAGTTCAAAATATAAAGGCATGTTATCATTTTCTTCTGCCTGTGTCATTTGGTAGTATGCATTTCTTTTTTCTTCTGCTTTTGCCTGGTAAATTGTTACTGTTAATTTCATGGTAAATATTGTTTTGTTTGTTATTACTGATGTAAAATTAATGTTTTTTTTAATTGTACCAAACAAAATTAATGTTTTTTTTAATTTATTCGATGAAATGCACGTTTTTTTATGATTTAGGGCCTAATTCAGATAAAAAAGCCTGTTCTGTTTCTTTACCTAATGATTTTATAACCTCAACTTTAACCACAGGTACAGCTTCTTTTATTCCGTGCTGCTTTAATCTGCGTAAATTGTGATATTTACCATCAGGCCGCGCTTTATATACTAATTTTTTTAATAAAACTTCTTTTGATTTATGTTTTACAGTAATGTTAGCATAGTAAATGGTTCTGCGTTCCATGTTTAAAAGTTCCTGTAGATGGTTTTAATGTTTTCAGGATATAATTTACCCATGGCTGCGCTGCTTTTGATCCTGTAGCCATTATTTAAAAGCATTTCATAATATGGATCTGAATTAACAGGCTGTACATAATATAATTCTGTGGGCCTGGCATCATTAATTAGATCATAAAGCCATGGCTGCGATATTTTAAGATCCTGTAGAATTACAAAAAATTCAAGTTCATAGCGTTCAGCATCTGATAAATACAAATGATGATCTTTTAGATCTAATGCAGAATAAATATCAGCTGCATTTAATACCTGGTATTTTTTAGGAATTATGCGCAGATCTTCACCGCTGTTTTTTAAATGGGTTCTGTTTCCTACTTCTGTTAGTTGTAAGTTCATAATAAATGGTTTTAATAATGTTCATAAATATCTGTTACATAGTCTTTATTAGCTTCATAGAAGGCCTGCGAAAACCCAGGCGGCGTAATAGATCTTAATTCTTTAGTGCGTTCTGATTTACCGCCGTAAAGCCTGTGCATTTTAGAACCTTCTGTAGGTTCTACAGGTGTTTTAATTAGATCTGTGTTAAAATCACCGTATAAAGCTGTTTTTTTTGTGTATGGTTCGCCAAAGTCGCAAGGGTTAAAATACATTAAAGGTTTACCTATTTCAGGCACTAAATTATGCATACGACCTACAGGGTTTTCAATGGCCCAAAAATCAGGCATACATAAATCTATTATGCGCAGCGTTTGATAAACTAAATCTACAGCTGCTTCTGTTCTGCCATCAGCATCTTTATCTTTAAACCACCGCGCGCCTGATGATGCAAATTCTGTACACGGTACAGCCGCTAATATGCCATCTACTGTACCATAATTATCAAAAATGTTTTGATAAAAATAATCAGCGCAGGCATCATTAACATCTGTGAAGGTAGAAAACATATCAGAAGTATGTTTAATATCCCATAGTATTACATTCCATCCTGCACGCGCAAAAGGCGCGGCCCAATTACCGCTATAATCAAATAAAGATAGTAGTGTTTTCATATTCCAGGAATTAAGCCGCGTATTTTTTCACGGCTGTTAATGATCTAAAATATCTGCGTTCTGTTTCCTGGTTTGCATCATCATAACCTAATGCTGTAGCAAAATCTTCTACAGTTTCTTTATCTGTATTATATGATGCTGAAAACGTTTTATTATTGATGCTGAAAATTAAAGCCTGGTTAAAGCCGTTAAAATCTTTTACAGTAAATTTTATTCCTGCTTTTGTTAATTTATTTTTTAGTGTAGATAATTTCATAATGGTAAAATAATTGAAGATTAAAAGGCCTATTAAGATAGGCCTAATTCGATTTTGTGTAATTCTAATTTTATAGATCTGTTTTTGTAGTGTTTTACAGCTGCATCAAAATCAGTAAAATCTTTACCTGTGATGCCAAAAGGGTTAGCTGTTAATTTACGCACATTAATATAGTTATGTTTTCCTGTAACTATTAATACTGCATATTCTGTTTTACCTACTGTAAATTTTTTAGTAGTATATGTAGATCCGTTTGCTGTAGTTGTATTTGTCATGGTAAAATTATTTGTTTGTTACTTACAGTACAAAGTTAACGTTTTCTTTAACTTTACCAAACTAAATTAAAGTTTTTTTTAATTTATTCGATGAAATGCACGAAATTTTAAGTTTTAACCTCAGCATTTAAAAATTCTATTGTTTCATCTAATGTATCTACATATTCAGGCAGATCTATTACGGCCTGCTTCACATGATCTAATTTTATAGATAATTCTACTAAATAAAGGCGGCGGTATCTTTTAGGGTGTTTTTCCCTGTAATACTCTATAAATGCAGGGCCGCCTAATTTATCTTTTAAATAGGCTGCCCTGGCTGCTTCATAATGTTGCTGATCTGCGTTCATGGTTTTAATTTTTCTTCTATTCCAAAATAAACTATTGATGCCAGGCAGAAGGCCCAAAACCAATAATGCACATTAAATGCCTTTGTTATATAGTGCAGGATCACAAAAACACAAACGCCTATAAAAACCAATATTAGGCCCTTTATCAGTTCTAAAACTTCTTTATTCATAATCTGATATATTTACTGTTAGCGCGTTCATAGTTTTGTAAAGCGGTGTATCTACGTGATATATAGTTATGCTGTTATCAAACGCAGGTACTATTTTACAGCCTGAAAGTGTTTCAGGGTTAACTATAGCTGTTTTATGAAGATTAAACAGCTGTGTTAAATTAGCCTGATTTATGGCCTGCCAAAAATAATTAGGTATAGATATACAGACCTTTGATCTATCAGTAGTACGTGATTCACCTAAAACATAACTAATTTTACTGTTTATTTCGTGCATTATTTGATTAAATGCATCAGGTGATAGTTTTGCTAATATTACATATTCTTTATTCATAAAAATATTCCTTTAATGATTATTATAATTAACACTACTAAAAGGCCTAATGTACCCTGTAATGCTTTATCTTCTCTTTTGTCGTAGTTTTTCATGGCTTTAAAATGGTAATTCAGGATATTTAATGTACGCGCTTTTTAATGCGGCTAAATGAAGTACAGGCGCAGCTGTATATGTTTTTAATTCGTTGGCCCATTCCCAGGCATCAGATCCTAAAATATGTTCATTTTTTTCTGCACGTAAAAAATCACATGCATCATTAAAATATTCAAAATAAAATAGTGAATTATATTCATAATCACAGTAGCCTGTTAATTCTAATACGCGTTTGCGCACAAATTCTAATTTTTGATCTTTGGCCCAGGTAGAAAAATCTACAGGTGTTTCTAATGGATCTGATGCGCCTGCGGTTACGTACTCTATAACTACATCTGTTATTATTTCTCCTGCTTTATCTGCATCATATTCTAACTGATCTGCACCATTATAATCTGCTAAACATTTGCTGCTGAAATAATCTAAATTACAGCCTGCTAAAAACTTTAAAGATATGCCTTTATCATTCCATCTATAGACAGCTGAACCATTATCACCTAAAACTGTTAATGTGCCTTTATAAATGATCCATGTTTGATGATCTATTATAGTGCCTGATCTGTTTTTGTATTGATATACTGTTACATCACTATCTTCTGAACGTGTAGTAACTGATTCTAATACATGATGATTAAAACGCTGTTTTGCCTGTTCTAAATTCATTTTTTCTAATTTTTGGGTTTGTAATACGGTGCTAAATTGCACGCTCTAATAATTGCTGTTTTGTATAATTTAGATCCATCTACAGCTGATGTTTTACCTAATGGCACGCGCTGCAAATTATCATCTAATACATAAAGTGTTTTTACACCTGGTGAATCATTTTTTAATTCAAAAATACCAGGTGTAAATTTATGGCTGTATAATTGGTTAATGGCCTGCATAGATCTAAAAATTATCATGCAGATCTTTTAACTGCTCTTTATATGATTTACCATCATCATCAGGATCTTCTTTATCTACACATACAGCTGCATCACGATCTATTAAAACGCCGTAGCCATTAGCGCGCCATTCTTTATATTTATCATCTAATTCTGATAATGTAAATCTGCCTATGTATTTAGTATTTGAAATATCAAATGCAGGTATTTGTTCATCTAAATTTTGAGTTTTTGCCATTTGTTTAAAATTTGGGTTTATGTTTTTACTGTAGTTCTTTTAGTTCTTCTATTACTGATTCTAATTCATCTGCCTGGTATTCTATTTCTAAAGTTTTATCTTCATAATCTTCACATTTTTCAGATTCCTGCCATTTTTCAGATCTATCTAATACGTAATCTTCACGTGATGAAATTAATTCACGTAATTTTTCTAATTGATTTTCTAAATTTTGAATAATTTTTTTCATGGTAAGATATTTAAAGGGCCGTATTTCAGGCCCTGGTTATTAATGAAATATGTGTTTATCTGTAGGCACTTCTAACAGATCTTTATTTACTGCTTCATGCATTTCATACAGTAATGCATCAAATTTATTTTGAAGTTCGTGTACTTTATCAAAATCTACTACTTCTTTAGATAAATGATCTTTTGCTATTTGTTTAATGCAATTTGCAGAAGATCCTGCTAAAACTGATGCTAAAAGTAAATCTAAAAATGCTGATTCATCAGATGCTGAATCTGTAGTAAATTCTACAGCAGCTGTTAGTTTTGTTTTTTTAACGTCTATTCTGTTAATGTTAAAGTTTATCATGGTAAGATATTTAAAGGCCCATATTTCAGGGCCTGGTTAATATTATGCTTTTACTATTGCTACTAATCTATTTTTACCTAATCTGCGTTCACCTACATAATCAGATTCTGTAGAAGATAATTTAAAAGTAATAAATGATTTTGTTTCTTTTACGATCTCTAAAACTTCTGATGCATAGCCGAAATTCCAGGCCATAAATTCACCTACTTTAAAATCTTTAGCAGGTTTTGCTGCTACGTGTCCTACTGATTGTAATTGTACTGTTTGTGTGTTTGTGTTTGACATGGTAAATAATATTTGTTTGTTATTGATGGTACAAAGTTAACGTTTTCTTTAACTTTACCAAACTAAATTAAAGTTTTTTTTAATTTATTCGATGAAATACACAAAAAAGCCAGGTTAAATACTAACCTGGCTTTTTGCTAATTAATCAAATATACGCAAATGATTCAGCTATTAATCAATGGTATTTTTTGTTTACTGTAATATTTTTTAATGGTAAATTTATCTTTAAAATAGCATTTATTATGCCTGGGCCTGTAATTAGGTGCTTCTAAAGAAATAGATTTAACAGCTAAACCGCTGCTGCAATTATCTGATTTTACAAAATCTACACCAGGTGTAGCATCAGATGCTGTTAACACCTCAACAGCAGAAGGTGAAATATCAGCTGTTACGGCTAAAATTTCAGTTTGATCTGTTAGATCCATAGTTACACCAGGATCTTCTGCGGCCTGCGAAAACGTAAAGCTAAACAGAAACGCGCATAAAAATAAAATGTTTTTCATGTTAAAAGGTTTTAATGTTTCATAATAAAATATGTATTAAGTGAATCAAATATAGTGAAAATAAATTAAAACAAAAGGCCGCTAAACACGGCCCTTTGAAAACATCAGCATTTCGTCATAAGTGAAAACAACGAAAATTTTTAAATACTTTTTAATTCATTTATTTTAGCAGGTGTTATATCTGCCTGTGATTGCTGCACAGGTGATGCAGGCGGTGATGTAGGTGATCCAGGTGATGCAGATATATGTGTATGCGAATTAAAGGCCTGCGCCATAGCGTTAAATTTATCATTTAATTCATTAAAGGCGGTTTCTAATTCCTGGTATCTAACCAGGTTTTTAGTATTGCCTGCTAATTCTATAGTACCATCAGCTTTAAGCCATAAATAAGTAGCTAAATTACCATCTTCATCTAAAGAAAATAAACGTTTTTCACCAGGGCCTGCTAATTGGTTTTTATTGATATATCCAATTACTACAGGTTCAGCATTATTAGATGTATCTGCAAATATTGCTACAGCATCTTCTAAAGGCTGTGAATCATCACCAAAAGGCGCACATTCTGCGGCTGTTTTAATTCCGAACTGCTGCACCTTTAAAATACGTTTAGCAGCTGTTATAGTAGCTTCTTTAAATTTACTAAAGGTTATCATGCATCAAATATTTTAGAAGGTTCTGCTGCTGTAAAAGTTTCAGGTAACACTAATTTAAAAGTAGAAGATTCATCAGCTGTACCTGTTTTAATTGAAACATCTATAACCATGAACAGCGTTTTTTTAAAAATAAAGTTTTCAGGGTTTAAAACCTCAACAATAGAACCAGGTAAAATATTTTCTACCCTGTTTAGATCTATTACTAATTCAATGTTTTTTAATTCAGATGCTAATTCATTATCAGCTGCATTTTTTACATCAGTATCTTCACCTGATGATAATATTTTAGTTTGCGGCCTAAACGCGCTAATTAATGGGTTTTTAACTGTATCTGCTGTAGATACACCTGCGTTTTCTGCTGATGGCTGCCTAATTACACTAATATCACTATGCAGGGCCTGGCCGTTTACCGTTAACTTCATTTTATTAGTATTAGATCCATTAAAAAAATAAACAGGTTTAGTAGATCCTGGCCTGTAAATAATAACCTGGCCGCGCTCATTATGTGATAATACTAAATTACGCTGTGCTGTTAATTTGGCTAAATATGCTTTAACTGTATCTGTAGGCGCAGCTACTGATTTTTTATAAATTTGGTTTGCAGCTGTAGCCGCAGATGGATCTATAACTAATTCTATATTAAAAAGGCCTAATAGGCGTTCTGCTACATCTTTTAATGATCGGTTAATACTTTCTAATGGGTAACTGCTAACAGGCACAGTAACATCTTCTAAAATACCTGGTAAAGAATATCCTGATAAATTTAAAAGCTGTGGCTGTGCAGCTGATGTAAAAACATGATTTATAATTATGCCTGTAAAAATTAATTGATCTTCTGAATTAAAAAGTTCTACACGCTGATATGATAACGGTTTAAATAGTTTTCTGTGTAATGGGTTTTCAGGGTTAAAACGTACATCAAAACTAAAAATAGATCCTATAGCATCTAATTTTAGGTTAATAGCTAAACCTGAAAAATATTCAAAAAAATCACCTGCTATTTTTACTTTCATTATACAAAGTAATTTATTTTACGGCCCTTTTTAATTACTATCAATTCTTTTAGGCGTATGTTATTAATTTCTATAAATGTAGCTAAATTAGAATCATCTTCTGATGGCCCTAAATAGCGGTGCGCTAATAAAATTACATTTGTGTTTTTAGAAGTGTAAACCGTGCGCAGCTGTTTAGCTTCAAATGCAAAATTATATAAATTACCTATAGTAAATGCCACCAGGTTATACAGATCTGTTTGCGTGTTTACATTTGGTGTATAGTTTTCAGATACATTATAAATTTCTACCTGGCCTGCATCTAATGTAGCTGTATAATCATTATAAACTTCTAAAACATCTTCTACTACAGATTCTATTTCTGTACGTATTACATAATCTTCTGCTGATGGGTTTACAGCTGCATTACAAAGTGATGAAATACATGCTGCACCCTGCGCTTCAAAAAATAATTTATCAGATACTGTTTCTATCTGTAGTTTTAACTGCGCGTATGCTGATAAAAATGCTGATACTTTTGATGAAATATTAGATGCAAATGTAGCAGGAATATCAAAAACCGCCTGTGCAGATCTAATAGCTGCACCAGGATCTGCTAAAAATGAATCAGCAGCTGTTAATGATTTAGCTGTAGCATTTGAAAATTCAGCTGAATTTTCATCTGTTATAATTGGGCCAAATGATGCAGCTACCAATGCATTAGAATCTTTTATTTTAGAAATATCTTCTGATTCAGGTGTAACATCAGATGTAAATGCTATAGATGAAGATTCTAAAACTAATACTTTTTTAGCTTCTACGTTATCACGTACAGATATACGTGAATCAGGAAAATCAGCGTTTATAGTTTCCCAAAAATCCACAGTAACTACAGTTACATTTAATGAATCTTCATTATAATCTATATTTAATGGCTGCCCTGTTATAGGCCCATAAAAAGGATGCGTAACCTTCCAGGCGCGGCTATCTGATGCAGATGCATCAAATTCAGCTGTATCTTCTATATTGTTTTCACCTTGAAAATAAAATACTAAAGTATGCGCTGCTGATCTGCCTTTTTTGCGCTCAACTAATGAACCTTCTACATTAATAAAATCAAATATAGCAGTATTAAATTCACGTGTTTTACCTGTGGTTTTCCATAAAGGCCTAAAGGTTTTGCCATCACCTGTAGTTATTTCAAAATCTATATTTTCTATTTTATTTTGCCAACTCATTTTAATAGCCTTTTAAATTGTTTTTGTGCGTTTTTTTCGTAAAATCTATCCATCATTTGCGCGGCTTTTAATGCTGATGGCCTTAACACAGGGCGCGCGCTCAACTGCGTTTTATTTGTGGGCCTGTAGGTAAATATAGGTATTATTCTACGTTTTTTAGAAACATCAAAAACAGTACCGCCTGAACCCTTTTTAATTAGCACGTATTTAGATCCTGGTTTACGCCTGTTAGGCCTGGCTATATTGATACGGTTAAATCTATTTTTAGCACGTAATTTTTTACCATAACTGCCTGAAATACGCGCCTGATCCATAGGTATTAATTTACGGCCTGATACTGTGCCGCCTGATTCCTGTTTAGCTAAACCATCTGTAACTTTAGATGTTTTACCTGGCCTGCCATCTATACCTACTACAGCAGCCATAGAACGCATATCAAAACCACGCGCTTTATCTACTACTATAAATTTTTTATAAAGGTTATTCTGCCTGATGGTGAATTTTTGGCCTGCTAATTTAGGTATATTGCCTTTAGCCTTAAACGCAGCATCATTTAATGTAGATCTAACTGCTACAGGAAAAGCTGAACGGTGCAGTTTTTCGAGTTTAGCAGTTAATGCTATAGCAGCATCATTATTTACATCAAATGCGCGCATTTTAAAAAGTCCATTTAGCAGCTACTTCATCTTTAGTATAATAAAAAGATCCGTTAAAATTAAAAATTACACCATGAAACAAAGTAAAATCTATTAATTGATTTTGTTCTGTGCCTGTATCACGATCATAAGAATTTACTATACCATTTACAAAGGTATAAATGCGGTTATTAATAGCCACTACATTAGTAGTTTTATTAAAAGATCCTGCTAAAGTAATGTTACCTACAAATGTTAATGTATTAGTACCTTCATTATATGTAAATTTAGATACTACTAAATCATTAGCATTTTTATTAAATTCATTTGTGATATAAATAAAATCAGAATCTGCCCAAATATAAGGCTGATTATCTACGCCTGTAGATATTGTAAACCCTGAATAATTTACTTCATCAGATCCTGTAGGATCATTAGCAGGTAAAGCATGTAACCTATAATCTATAACATTAGGATCATATACCAGGGCCAAAACAAAACCTTTTAAAACTATAGCATCAGATACAATTAATGAACCATCTGCCAGGGTGTTCTGTATGGTTTCTTCTATGTTATATATTTTAGGTGCATCTGTGTATAGTTTTCCTGATTCCAGGTAAAACATATCTGATGTATCATTATATGTAATAGGTGCGCCTAAAACGGCAAATGTAGATGTATCTACAGATGCTGTTAACATGGTTAGGCTATACATTCTTACACCTAATGCATCTACAATTATTAAAACCTCATCATTAACACTAAAACCTGTAGAAGATGATGCAGAAATAGTAGCTTCACCTGAACCTTTAAAAGTATATGATGTAGCTGAATTATAATTTTCTGCTGCGCGCGCTATAAAAACGTATTTATTAGGCAGTAAATCTAAATCCAGGCCCACAGTCCAAACAGTACCGTTTAAGGTTAAAACCTGTTCTACATCATTTAATGTATTAGTTAATTTTCTTAAAGCTGTTATAAGCTGATACTGTGTATCATTAGAATCTTCATCACCTGTAGGCGTTTCTTTAGTAACTTCTAATAATTTATATAGATTCGTAATTATATCACCGTATAATTCACGAACTACAGGCGTACCCTGCTGCGTATCTGTTTCATTTTGAATAGTGCCAAAAGGAAATTTTGCAGCTGTATCTTTAGGTACGTTTAAATTTTGTAATGTTCTCATAGTATTATTTTAAATCCAAATTGCAAACCAATTAACGCGCGGCGGTTCTTCTAATTCAGATGCGCCGCATATTACCCTAACTTTAGTAGCTTGTACTTCCCATCTGCACCACATTCTATCGTCATCATTTACATTACCATCAAACCGTATGCGGCTATGTGATGCCATAAAACCCTGTAAATCATCTATAGTTTTGCCTGTAGGTGGAAAAACATCTACATAATTAAAATTATTGTTATCCTGCTGATTACCTTCCTGCCAGGCAGTTACAGCTATATTTGTAGCAGAAGTAACTTTAATTAATGAAGTAGGATCTGTAAAATCTTCTATAGCCTGGGCCGCTTCTTTTGAAAGTAACCCATTTCTAACTGATGCTATTGCTAATGCATTATTAGATTCTGCACCGTTTACACGCTCTACAAACGCTAAAAGATTATTTAAAGGCGTAGTAGCTACTGTATCTAAAGTACCATCTAATTCTTCTGCTAATGTAGCAGCTTTTAAATAGGCTAATTCATCTACAGCTGCATCTAAATTAACTGAATCTACCAGGCGTATTAAAACTACAGCTGTAGCTGTTTTTACTAAACGCACATATTCATCTGTTTTAAAATCACCTATAGAAACTACAGCTGTTTCTGTGTTATCAGATCCTACTATAGTAGTTTCAGTATTTAGATCTACAGCTGCTTTACATATTACCTGTTCATTAGGCAGCATTTTACCTATTTTAATAGGTACTGATAACTTGTTATCAGTAGATGTTAACGATAGTATAAAATCATTTTTTGATGCCAGGGCGCGCGCTGCCTCTACTAATTGATAACCTGTAGCTTCATTATCAGGTAAACCATTATATTCAATACCATACAAACGCATTAATTTAGCAAAAAATTCGTGCTGATCGCCGTAAACTGTTTCATCTACAGGTGTACCATCACCTAAACCTGTGTTATCTTTTATACGCGCATTTGGGTAATTTACAGGATCTGCATTATTTATGTTATCCTGGTTTGCTTTATCTCTTGCCATTTCTTAATTTTTATATAAAGTTAATAAAAGTAAAAGCTACAGTATGTGCAGGTTTTAATTTTAATACTAATTCTTTAAATTCTACTACTCTATCAGAAGGTACTTCTGCATAATCACCTAAATTTTCACCGCCTATAAAAAAAGTGGCCCATAAATTAGCACCTACTGTATATGATTCTGCGCCTGGTATAGCTAAATTAGCTATAACTGAAAACTGTGCAGATCCATGTGTAAAACCTGGGCCATGCTGTGCAGGTTCGCCATGCTGTGATGCTAATAATGCTACATTTGCAACTTCATCAGGTGTTTTAAAAACCCATTCACCGCCTTCAAAAAATCTGTTTTCATGTATGTAAACATCAAAACCTGCTAACCTTAACTGTGATTCTATAAATAGTGGATTTTGGCGCGGCCTTACATTACCAGGGTATGCAAATTTACGCAAAATAGCTGCTTTTTTATCTGCTAAAGAAATAGAATCTGATAAAGTTAAACCTAATCTAAAGGCCCATAAATTTACATCATCTTCTGAAAAATTTTCATTATCAGGTAATGCGCTGTTAATGGTTTGCTGTGCATCTTCTAAAACCCTAATAAAACTAACATTAATAGCTGCATGAAGATTATAAAAAACAGAATTAAATTTAATGTTAAATGCGCGGCCTGTAGGGTATAATTGGCGCGCTAATTCTGCAAATAAAGCCGTTTGTGAATCTTCACCAGGTGTAGTAGGGTATCTATGCGGCACGCCGTAGCCGTGCGGTGTTATTAAACCATGCTGTGTACTATTATCTGTTACCTGGTATGCCATTAATTAAAATTTAAATTTCTTAAATACGGTATATTACCTAAACTAAACTGTGTTACAGTTACAGGTACGCCGTTAACACTCATTACAAAACTTTGAAAAAAGTTATCAGGATCTAATACATCTGTAACTACAGACTGTAAACGCCCTGAATATAAAAAATCATTTTTATTACGCAGAAGATCTGCGCCTGAAATAAACGGCCTAACAGTTCTTAAATATTCTGAAACATTTGCTGTTATAGCAGAAGTAATAGCAGCTGAATTTTCAGATAAACCTGTTATATCAATATCTACAGGTATTAATTCTATTGGCTGTGTTTCTACTATAGCCTGTATAGGCCTGCGGCCACGCTCATTAATAGGTTTTGTTTCATCAGGATCAAATTCTATTACTTCTAAAACAGAATCTAATAATGGCTGTGAAGGCGTGCCTAAACCATCTGATGAATCAGCAGCTGTAGCTTCTACATAAACATCTACTACACCTGCATTATTTTGCCTAACATAAGGGTAAACACGGCGCACGCCAGGTGTATCTGCGGCCCATAGTCTATAATCGGTTTTGCTGCCGCCCTGTGGTTCTAATTGTATAGCATCTAAAATGGCCTGCCTGTAGTTTTCTATAGGTTCTGATGCAGTAGGCTGTGTAATTATAGTAGAAACTGTAGCTGTTTGATCTGCGCCTATTACAGGTTCTGTTATAGTTAATTCATCACCTGAATCTAAATCAGCTGCTGTACCTGCTTCTAATGCGCGCACCTGTATAACATTTGCGCCTGCCTGTATTGTATATTCAGAATCTAAAATATAAACTGCACCAGGATTTTTAGAATCTTCATTAGATTTAAATGTTAAGCCTTCGCGTAATGTAGATCCTTCTACACCTGTTACTGATAATTCAAATACACCTACAGTAGCTGCATTAGGTTTACGGCCCAAATAAATAAGGCCTAAACGTTCTAATGTGCCGCCGTTTTCTAATAGATCTGCGGTATCAGGAAAAATATTATTTTGTATATCTGATCTT